ATACTGTAGCATTTCCTACTATCTGACCAGAACCACTTACTTCATAACCTGCTAAACAAGATACAGTTGTTGTGCCTGTAATACTTGCAGAGTCTGTTCTGATAACTACATAATTAAGTTCTACTGTGCCATTAGCAGTAATACTTGCTGAACCACTAATCTCAAATGATCCTATTGCAGTTACAGTTGCATTACCTGTAATAGAACCTGATCCATCTCTTATGCGTAAGTAAACAGCACTTACATTAGCAGTTCCGTTTATAGAACCACTATCTAATCTAATTCTTGTTGCACTACCTGTAACAGTAGCATCTGCTGTAATAGCAGCACTAAATGGTTTTATCGCATTAGCATTAGCTGTAACCGTTGCGTCTGCATCTATTTGAGCAGAGGCTAATACTATACCCCCTATCTTACCTAGTGTACTGAAGGAGGTTTCAGCAAAGGAGGTTATGCCAAACATTATTCACCCCAGTTTTGTGCGTTTAATACCTCTATGAGAGCTTCTACTGTTGTTGATGCTTTGATATCAGTTTCTAATCTGTTCGCTTCTGTGACAATTTGTGTGCGTTTTAGAGCTATTTCTTCAGGAATATCTACATTACGTTCAGCTTTACGAATAATATACCAATCAGTTTGTGCTAATAGTTTACCTGCTGTATCTTTTATTTGTGCGACAAATTGTGACTTTAGACCTTTAGTTACGACTTGTTCTGTAGTGTCAACCATAGACTCTGTAGCTTTGTCGTAAACTTGTTTATAGAGTGGTGAACCATCTTCTTTAACTTCAAGTCTATCTTCAAGAGCTTTAGGTAAGTTATGATCCCAGTAAAATCTTGGGTCAAATGGTGCAGGATCAGCTACCCATGTGATGCCAATAGCTAGTTTTTGCTCTTCTGTAGATTGATTGAGCCATCCACTATGGTATTGAGTGCCATTAGCGTCATAAAATGATACGCCTTCTGGTAAGTGTTTACCGTTTAATAAAAACATATTATAATCCTTTAAAAGTATTGTGTTTCTTCATATTTTCTAATGCAGGTAAGTATTGTAAATTACTTTCTACATGGAGTCCTGATACTGTTTTACCTCGTAAAGGTATGATATGGTCTACATGATAACCTTCAGGTCTATTCACATATATTTCCATAATTTTCTTTAGGTTAGCCCATTTAGGTCTTTGTCTAATTTCTGTAATCTCTCTTAAACGACTATGATACCTTGCATAACCTCTAGTTCTTGATAAACCATGTTTAGTATTAGCTTTACCTTGTTTTGATGATGTTTCTTTTCTAATACATCCACAAGATTTTGTATGACCACTTCTTAACTTTTTACCTTGAACTGATAATGTATTTCCACAGTCGCATACACAATTCCATACAGCCCTTGTTTCTATATTTTTTGCTCTAGATACGATAGTTAGTCTACCGTATTTTGTGCCAAGCATGTCTATAAGTTTACCCATTAAACCGCAGTAGAGTTCTTAAACGGATTACTTGAAAAACAAGCGTAAATATAAGTGCCAGTATTAGCATTTACAGAGGCATCTGTGCTTCTTAACTTAAAGCCATTAGATAATATATCTGCCAAGTCTGTTGTTCCTTCTGCGTCTGATAAGTTAGGATATAGTGGGTCATTATCTACATTATAACCTTCTCTAGCAGTATCTAAAATTGTCCAGTTACTTGTAGTGTCTGTTCGTTTTATCATTATAAACCTAGGTTTTAGGTTTGTAAACACAAATGGACCATCTGTAGAACCATTTCCTGTGTAAGAACCAAACTTACTAAACCCTGCTATTTCTGCCCAATTGTACATCACATAAGTAGCAGAAGAAGCATTAACATCTGTATTAGTTCCTAAATATACAACGTTTATATCTGGTTGAACTCTAATCATTGTAGCATCACCAGTTTGTGCTGCTGTGCTATTGAGAGTTAAATACCAGTTCCAGTTAGTTGCGCCAATATGTCCAACAATCCAATTACCTGTAGCACCTCTTTTTTTAATTATTGTCATTTTTGGTGCAACACCTAAACCATGTCCTACTGTAGCATTAGCACCTGTTCCTGTATAAGTAACCACACTAAACCCAGCAGTTGTATTTACAGATACAGTAGATGTAATAGAGCCTTGTGTGTTAGATGATGTTGAGCCTTGTCCAGCTTGCCATTGCCAACCTACATAGGTATCGCCATTAATATTCCAACCATAGTAGGCATCAATAGTATCAGCACCTAATGTAAATCCGTTGGAAGCAAAACCAACACCTTGTGCGTCATAAATTTCTGCATTGGTTTGATTTGATGAAAGTTGATAACCAGCACCACGAACAGAATCAGCTAGAATATGCCAAGTTCCACTATTGCTACGAGATTTAACCCATACTAAATCAGTTTTAAATGCACCTGCATTAGTTACTGTGCGACTAGAACCATTACCTGTGTATAGCGTTGCATCCATATACTTATTACCCTGTAATATAGTAGGGGTAGGTAGGTTATATGTGTTTAGTGCTACAAAGCCTGTAGGAGGTGTGTATGCAAATGGGCGCTGACCAAAGTTCATAGCAGCAGCCATAGTTCCATGCCCTACTGCTGGGACATAAGTATCACCTGTTAATCCTGTAAATGCTGCATTAGTTCCTGCTGCTGGGTCACCACTATTTTGCCATGTGCCATTTTTACTAAAAAATAATTTACCATTAGTAGCATCAAAAGCTACACCAATAACATCACCATTAGTATATGAGTTACCATAAGAAGTTGATACATTATTATTAAATTTATTTCCATTAGAACTATAATAACCATAACTACCAGATGAATAACCTACAAAACCAGACAAAGCCTCTGTCATTTTATTTAAACCAAGCATTGCTGTATTTGAATTTGTAAGTGTTACTTCCCAATAGTATTTACCACTATCCATTCCAATAGTAGCTACAGATGAACCATCATAACTAGCTGAATAGTTTAAATTACCACCAGCAATAGTTACACTTGAGTAACTTCTTAATGGGTTTAACACAGCATAATTAGCCACAGTCGCACTTGTATTAGTAGGACTATCTTTCATAGCATCATATGTTGTGCCTGATGTTACAGATATGTTATTAGTAGTCCAGTAGTTAGTGTTACCTGAGAAGTCTTTACCTAGACCTGCGTTAGAACCTGATGTAGTAGCTATGTCAGAGAATTTAAGGTAGAAACCATTAGTGCCATATGTGCCAGAGTATGCTTTAGGTTTCCATACACCTGTGGTTGTGTCTGTAGAGCCAAAGTCTGAAGGTGTTAATTGTTGACCATCTACAAAGTTAACTTCTGCTAGGTAACCATCAAACAGATATAAAGAAGACCAAGAAGCTCTACCAATTGTTTGTATTTCGTTTATGTTAATATATAAATTAGTATTTTGGCTTGGGTATGTAGAAGAACTAAATGCTGTTATTTGACTACCATTTACATACATTTTAATTCTGTTGGCTGCTGTAGCTTGAGTTGTATCTATTGCAATAACCATGTGATACCAAGCACTAGGGTCTCTAAATACTTGAGTTGTTTGTAAATTACCAACATTATAGTTTGAAAAGAAAAATGTATTGTCAGTATCAAAACCTATAAATTGAGCAGTTCCTGTTCCTGCTGTTGCACCACCACTTAACAATGTTCCAACAATACCTAAAGAACCTCTTTTTACCCATGCACTAAAAGTAAATATTTGCCTATTTCCAGAACTTGCTGGTGTTCTATTTAGATAAGCAGTTGCAGAGCTTCTTAAACGAAGTGAGTTATTTACATCATATCCGCTAGGACTGATTGCATTACTATTATTTAAAATAGCCATTAAGCCATTGCTCCACCAGTAGTGACATATACGTTTGTACCATCTGTAAAGTATGATAACAGATATGTTCCTGCTGCACTTACTGTTGTTAAGAATGTAGTGTTTACTTTAGTAGTAGATGCTGCACTTACTGCATAGCCACTTGTGTTTACTAATAAAACATAGCCTGATTGACCTGCTGTAATATTAGTAAATGTAAGTGTAAATGTGCCTGTAGGTGTGCATTTAAAGTTATTAGTCACGTTCATATCAAATGAACCGTCATTGTCAGTAGTGACTGTGCCACGTTGTGATGCTGTGAATGTAGCTGCTGTGCCAGGTGCTGCATAATCTGAACCAGCAGAAGCTGCAGTAAGACCAGTAGAACCATCACCTTTTTGGAGTGCTGTACTAGAAGTTAAGCCAATAACAGTATCACCTGACTGTAATTCTTGTATTGTTGTGCCATTTAGCACTAATGAATATCGTGTTGCCATAATTGTCCTTAACTGATTCCTACGTTAATTGTTGAACCACTTCTGTTTAATACAGGTAAATAACCATTAGCTAAAGCAACGTCAGCAGTTGTGGTATCTCTTTTTGTGACTACTAATGTAGTAGGTAAGTTACCTAAATAAATTGCTTTTTCAGCAGGATAAGTTACAAATACATCTTTTGTACCTGCACTAAAATCAACTGCACTTCCACTATTGCTAGACTCTAGTATAGTATCCCTAGATAAAGTCGTTCCTGAAGATGTGTATGTACCAATACCTACTTCCCATTCATTTGTGTTAGCTAATTGAATAGTGTAGAAAGTAGTATTGCCATTACCAATTACAGAGAATGACTGAAAGCCTGTCGCAGCACCACCTAATGTAACAGTACCTGTGCCTGTAGTGGTAGTGGTTTCTCTTACCCTATCTTTTACGACTAGAGCCATGATTTATCCTTACGCTAATGTAACTGAAAGGTTACCTGTTGAAATCTTAAAGATATCGCCAGTATCAATTGCTTTCGCTGTATCTAAAGCTGTATGGTATAAAAGATTACCACCTGTAATTGCATCATTAATACCAATCCAACCTACTGTTCCAAATGAACCAGTTGCTGTTGGGAATGTTACGTCAGCATCATTTAATACGTTACCAGATGTACCTGAAGCTGTTGCAAATGATACTGCTGTTCTAGCATAGCCAGTACCAGATGTGCTAACTTCTGTACCTGATCCGTCATCTCCAGGGTTTGAAGTCCATAATGATACATAAACTGTTGCTGGTGCTGTGTATGTTGTACCGTTTAGAGTAGCATTTAATAGTGCATTCTCTAGGTAGTTACTCATTTCTGCCATGATGTTTTTCCTTTATAAATTATCGTGGTGTGACACTTAATGTTGTGTATGAATAGGTTTGTCCAAGATCGCTTTTCTTGATGTTTGCAATTGCTCTATCATACAATGCTGACCATGTTGCAATTCTTGGATCATTCATTAAGTATGGTTCTGCTTCTGCTAGAGTTGCGTAAAGTAAAGCGTCTGGGTAGTATGCTAAATACAAGTTACTAGCTGTTGTGCTAGAAATAAATGTAGGTTGAGCATAGTATAAAATTTGAACTGTATATGATGTATCTTGGCTAGGTGCAAATTGGAACTCTGTACCTAACATTGTAAAGT